GTGGCCAGCCGGCAGACACAGAAATGTGTGGCAGTTGCAAGCCACTGAAGATCCTCGCGATATGGAGCGGGAAAAAGCCTTTGATCTTGTCGACGATGCCCTTCACCTTATCGCCCGCTGCCTTGATCGGGTTGATAATGTGGTCCTTCACGGCGTTCCATGCAGATGCAGCAGCCGACTTGATGGCGCTCCATGCCCCGCTCAGTTTGCCTTTTATCGCGTTGACCTTGGCGCTTACATTACTGCTGATACTGCTCCAGGCATTAGCGATCCCAGTCCGCACGGCATTCCACGCCCCGATGGCGTTCGTCTTGATGAAGTTCCAAGCAGCCTGGAGCCCTTTACTGAGAGCCTGGGCTTTTGCCTTTATGGTGTCCCAGTTCTTATAGAGTGCAATGCCGATCGCGATCAGCCCGGCGATCACTCCGACCACAATGGCCACCGGCGCGGCAATGGCTCCCAGCGTGGCGATGATGATCGGTCCGAAGATCATCAGATTTCCGATAGTAGTGACCAGTGTGCCGATGATCACGAGAAGCGGACCGAGCGCCGCCACTACAACAGCCACCGTTGCGATGATCGTCTGCATCTGCGGGCTAAGGCTGTTAAACCAGTTGACCAGCATCTGGACGAATCCGACGACCTTCTGGATCATCGGAGCGAGTGCCTCACCGAATGAAACGGCCAGCACATCGATCCCGCTCTTTAACTGTTCAATGGATCCAGCAAAGCCGCTCATCATGGCGCTCTGCATATCCATTGCCGTTCCAGTCTGGCCGAGTGCCGTGTTCAGGTTGCCGACATCCTCCGGAGCCGTATTGATCAAAGCCAACCACGGAGCCATCTGGTTTTTCCCAAAGATGGCCGAAGCCGCCGCGATCTGCTCCGATTCGGACAGTTTGCCGAATGCGTCATGCAGTTCCTTCTGGACGGTTACAGAATCCTTCATGGTGCCGTCTGCGTTCGTGACGTTGATCCCGAGGTCCTTCATCATCGCCGCGCCTTCCTTTGCCGGAGACACGAGACGAGCAAGACCGGTCTTTAATGAGTTAGCCGCCTTATCTGCGTCGATTCCATTGTTGGCCATGACGCCCATGTACAGAGCCGCGTCATTCACATTGTAACCGGCAGCCGAAAAGATCGGAGCCGCCACGCTCATGGCCTGTGACAGACTGTTCACGTCCAGAGCTGAGTTGTTACAAGCGTTCGCAAATACATCCGCATACTTGGCCGCCTGGTCAAACGTGCCGTGGAACCCGTTGATGGTCGCCACGAGTCCGGCTGAAACAGTGTCCAGTTCTCCGCCTTCACCAGCTGCCAGAGCCATTGACGGAGCCAGAGCGTCTGCCGCCTGTTGTGCGTTCAGACCGGCCCGGGCAAAGTTAAGCGTAGCCGTAGCCGCGTCGCTCATGCCGTACGTGGACGATGCCGCTGCGTTTTTCATCGCCGTATTGAGCAAACCCGCCTCTTTCTGCGTGTTGCCCATCGTGGAGTTGGTCAGCTGCATAGTCTTGTCGACTTCGGCGAACTTCTTAGCCGCTACGGTGCCGGCTGCAGCGAGCGGGAGCGTGACTTTCGTGGTCATGCCCTTCCCGATGTTCGTCATCTTGTCGCCGATCGATTTAAATTTCTCGCCCAGCGCCCTCATGTTGACGTTACCGAGGCCCTTTAATTCGCCTTTAAAATGCTTCAGCTTCGATTCGGTCTCAATGATCTCCCGCTGGAGCTCTCGATACTCGGCTGATGTCTTATCAACGCCAGACGCGTCCATGTTCTTCTGTTTCTGTTTCAGGAGCTCGAGCTTCCGCTGGGTCTCGGAGATCTTCTGTGTAAGCAGCGTTTGTTTCTGCCGCCACAGGTCCACGCTGGTCGGGTTGAACTTAAGCGCCCTATTTACTTTTCTAAGCTCCGAGTCGATGCCCTTTGCATTCTTGGTCACTTCCCGGAGCGACTTATCGAGCTTACTGGTGTCCCCACTAAACTCGATGGTTATGCCTTTGATATTGCCTCCAGCCATAAATTTACCTACTTACCCAAAAAATTTTACCTACTTACCCAAAGAATGCGTTTATCTCGTCCTGTGTCGCCTTCCGCTTTTTACCTCGCTTCTCCTCACGTTTGGCGGCCTTTTCCATGTCCTCCTGTCGCTGGTTGAAGCTGATGCAGAAGTCGACCAGCTGTCCGATCTGCATTCTCTTAATATCAGTAATGGTTAGCCCTCGCTCGATTCCGGCGAGGACGAGTGTGTCGGTGTCAATGTCGGCTGAACTCTCTTTTTTAGATCCTTCAGCCTCTTCAAGTTTTTTGAGGAGATCACTCCCTTAAAAATCATGCCGAACACAGCCGGCGCGACCGTGTCCATTGGGAACGAGTCGAACTGCCGGATCCATGTCCTCGGTTCTGGAATGTCCTCGTCTGCACATTTAGCGAGCGCCCATGTGATATTTACAAAATCCACGAGCTCAACGCTTCCGATGTGGATCATGGCGTTAAGCAGCGCATCGCCGTCCGCAAGCTTGGCGAGATCAGTCAAATTGATCTCGTCTGTCTTTCCTGTTTCGCTGATCAGCCCGGCAATGATGTCCATCACGCCCGCCAGCATCGGCATCAGTGACGGAACGATGTCACGCCCGAACTGATCACGGTAGATCATCGCCCACTCAAGATTGTTATTGAGCCGGACGTCCTTACCGCTAATCTTGATTGTCTTTTCCATTTGTCCTCCTCCATAGAAAAAACGAGGCGGACCGATCAGCCCGCCTCTAACGTCTTACTCTAGAACGCCGGAGCTGTCGGCTGAGTGAACAGGGTAGCGTAACCTGCATCATCCGGCTTGTAGCTCGCCATCGAGACGCCTGTGGCATTGTCGCCGGTGACAGTGACAGCCAGTGTCTCGGTAGCCGGCTCCTTCTCTTCCTCAATGGTGTTGTATTCGCGAGTAATAGCTCCCAGGCTGCAGTTGAACATGATCACGCGGCGGGACTCTGCGTCGCCTTCGACCTGGAACGCGATGTAAACGCTCGGCTTGGTGGCGTTCTTTACGTTTGCCAGTCCGCCGTCAGACAGAGCCCGGTAGCCCAGGAACTGAGTCTTAAATTCATCGTCGAACTTAGCGACCTCCAGATCTCCTTCGAAGGATCCACCAGAGTAGCCGCTCCAGTAAACGATGTTATCGGCATAAAAATTTGTCAGCTCGCTCTGCTCTTCCGGGCTGAACGATACGGCTCCCTTCTGATGGTACGGCGTCCCGAGAGTCACGGCTCCGTTCTCGCCGACGGTATAGGTTCCGATGTGCAGCTGACTAATACCAAATTCTACTTTGTTAGCCATATACTGACCCCTTTCGTTAGATTGTGTAATAAATCACGAAGACGCCCTCCTCTTCGATGTAGACGTCCTCGCTCTTCTCGTATAAGTAGCCGTTCTCCAGCAGCAGCTGCTCGATCTCGGCCTCTTTTTCTTCGTTCTTGTCGGTGAAATAGTATTCGACCTGGTAGCGGTTCTCACTGTGATAAAATGTGTTGTCTGCCTCGAAGTTGTTCTGGCCGGCTCCGAGGTAGACGATATACGGCGGGGTCTTCGGCGCGTCTTTCTTCCTGAAATGGGAGTAAGCACACGGGAGCCCGGTCCGCTGCAGTGTTTCAAATATGGTCATTTCAGTTTCCTCTCAATCTCCAGCGGCAGTTCGTTATTCGCCCAGGCTTCAACCGGAGCGATGTGCGGGCGACCCGGAACTCTTCCGTAAGTGCCCTTTTTGTTCCGGATAACGTGCCCACGCTCGAGCAAGTGCGTTAACTGGTAGTTGGTCGAATTGTGAACGATGGCAGTCACGATCCCACCCGGGCCGCCTTCACGGCGAACTCTCCAGCCCCTGGCGTATTTGCCGGTACGTCTGGGTGATCCAGCGCGGATCTTCTGGGCGCTTTGCTTTGCGACCTTTTCGATCGAGTCATTCGCGGCCTGTTTTACTTCCTCGCTATATTCGTCCAGTATGTTTTGGAGCTGAACTGTCAAACTCTCAGCCATTATCAACACGCTCCTCGCAGATCAGGGAGATCCCGTCCCGCTGTGCGTTCCAGTCCGTTCTGATAACACTGTATTCCTTGCCCTCGTACGATAAAAACTTTTCGCCGTTGTAGTCGGCTTTGTTTGCAAGATATAGCGTCAGTGATGGTTTTAATCCTAACTGTGCAGCGTTATAAAACTCCGACTGGTAGACGCCTCTGGGCTGGACAAAAACCTCCCGCTCCGTTACCTCTACGTTCTCGTTGCCGTACTTATCCTGAGTTGTTTCGCCGTATTCCTTCAGGGTCGCTACACCGTCATACATTGCCGCTCACCGTCCATTCTGTATATCCGGAAGCGTTCGACAGCTGGGCCTTCTGCTCGTCATAGGAGCGTTTCAGTCTGTCGTAATCCTCAGGAAGACCGAAAGACATTTTGCAGTATGTGATCACGGCCCGGTTGACGATCGCATCGATCTCATTAGGAACTACCACTCCGGCCACGCCCAGATCAAGCTGAGCCGCTTCGATCAGCTCGTTCAGCTCATCGTCATAAGCGGACGTTTTGATCCGGAGCGCCGTCTTAACTTTTTCAATCTGTGGACTTGTGGCCATCCTATTTCACCTCTCAGTTATTTCTTCTTTGCCGGTTTCGCCGCGGCCTTCTTTTCCTCGACCTTCACGGCATTGTTAAAAGCGATCAGTCTCGAGGCCTCCTGATCTGAGACCTCGAGGACTGTACCCTTTACAAAACGAACAATGGTGTCATTGGTCAGTTTGATCTTCATTCTGCGGTTACCTTGGTGAAGAACTTGTTACCAACTACACCGATAGCAGCCGGCTGGCGTCCCAGGATGTCGACCAGATCCTGTTTCATTCTTGTTCTGTCGTCATACTTGAACTCGACAGCCTCGCCCTTCGGCAGATTCATCAGAACACCGGACAGATCGCCGATGATCGGAGCAGTAACTGTATCGTTGAACAGAACCTCGAGACCATCGAACGGATCAACTGCGTAGTTTGCCCCGAGCTGGAGAGCTCTATAGGCTGCATACTGCGCCGGAGTTGCGATAATAACGAGATCCTCAGCTGCGGAGCTGAGCAGCGCTCTCGCCTGGATGAAGTCCGCAATACTAGCGGTTCCTCCGTTGACGTATTTTGCAACCGCCGGAGAATCGGCGTCCGCGGTCTGAGGAGCAGTCAGGATAGCAGCTACAACAGCGTTCTCCTCTGCCTTGATGATTCCACGAGCAACCTCGTCGTAGATGTATCTCAGATAAGCCTCTCCGCTCATGGAGTCCAGAGCCTCGTCAGAGATGCTGACCCACTTTTTATAGGTCTTAGGTACCAGCGTAACAACGCCGAGAACGAGAGCCTCCTCTGTGACAGCATCCCCGCCCTCTGTGTGAACAGCGGCAGCTGGAGCGTCGATCTCAAATCCGACCTTTACGTTCCCGGCTGCGTTCATTCTGCGGACTCTTCTCAGGATCTGAGACGCCTCGAGTCTCTTAGCAACGATTTCTCCGACGAATACAGGAACCGGAACAACGCCGTTGTTTACGTTCTCTGTCAGGAGTGCTCTGCACTCTGTGTCGTCGCCTGTCTTAACATACTTAGCATACGCTTCGATATAAGCCTGGCTGTTTCTGATTTCCATGTTGTTCATAGTGTGGCTTTCCTCTCTTTTTTCGATTTCGGTACCAGCACCAGACGCAACTGCTGCGGTAGCCTTCTTTCTGGTCTCGACTTCGAGATCCAGCACTTTCTTTCTCTCGGTGATGGCATCCAGCTCAGCGTTCAGCGCTTCCAGCTGGTCCTTGTCTGCCTCGGCAGTCTCCTCAGCGATTGCGGCTGCTCTCTGCTCGAGTTCCTCAAAACCGAGATTCATAATTTCTTCACGCGTCATTAGTTTTTTCCTCCTAACGCACGGGCTCTAACCTCGGCCCGTTTTCTACTAAGCATTAACTCCTCGGCCCTCAGTCGCTCCGCTTCCAGTTCTGCGATCACTCCGTCGCAGTAACTACGGGCTGATATATCTGTGGCGTCATTCGCCGGCAATGATACCGCGCTGACGTCAAACAGTTTCGAGATTTTGGTGATGGTTCTGTATACGTTCGTGACGTTGTTGTCGTGATCCTCTACAACTGTCCGAGAGTCTTCGGATACACGGAAGCCGAAGCTCATCTTGGTTGTGTAGCCTCCGGCGATCTCTTCGTAGAGTTCGCGCCCGATCTCAGTGCCGCCCAAGTCTGCGACCACGTTGAGACCCTTCTCGTCAGCTTTGAGGGTCAGCGTCTCGTTCGATACACGAGCGAACACTCTCCCGCGGTGATCATACTGCATGATCGTGTCACTCATGTCGCAATCATCGAACGCATGGGAATCGATGCGCTCCCAGACCTTATAGTCTCCCCAATCATATAGCAGATAGTCCTCATCGAATACGGTAGCGTATCCTTCGACGACCTTGTTGCGTTCCTCGCCGTCCTGGAGCTCTCTGACTTCGATCCCGTGGACGTGTCGATACTCGCGGCCGTCTGCAATTCGTTTGTCGAGCATTTCGTTAACCTTGTTATCGATCTCACTCATTGTTGGTGCCTCCTAATTCTTCAGTGGCCTTATACTCGCCTCGGATCGGAGCGACCTGTCCGGCACCGTTCGGAAGCGGTGCGTAGTTGAACAGCTCGCGGATCTCGTCGATCAGGATCGCTCCACGGTCGCCGAGCTCCTTGGCCATCTGTACTTTTTGCGATGTGCTCATGTACTGCATCCGGTTCGCAATAGCGATAAAATAAGATCCCTGGGATCTCTCACGCTCCGAGAAGAGCGCTTTCGTCATCCCCTCGCTGAACTGGATCGCGAACGGCTCGATACATCCTTCGAAGAACGCCTCCAGTTCTTCCGGTTCAGCAGTGTTTTGCAGAATCTTCTCGTTGACGCCGAAGTAGTTGAACACGTTCTCCCGGATCTGTTTCGTCTGCTCCGGGTCGATCGCGTACGGTTTGACGTCAATCTGGCGGATGTCCTTGTAAGTATTCGGGAACAGAAGGAACCCGCCAGCCTCTGATTCTGTGCTTAGGTTTGCAGCCGTGAAACGCTCCCGCTCCTTCGCCAGATCTGTCGTGCTGGAGAAGTTGTTCAGCTGAGCCATAAAACGGAACGTAGCGGCGTTTTTTACGCCCTCTTCAATCCCCTGTGCCTGTATGTGCATCAGCTGCATAGTTTCCCGGAGCGGCCAGTTCGAGTTCCCGAAGAAATCGTGATCCAGCTGGTGCTTCGTCAGGATCACGCACTTCTTGGCCTCGACTGCTGCATACTGGCCGACCGCGAACTGATACCGAAGCCACAGCTCGCCTTTGTACTCGACCATCGTGCACATTGTCGGAAGCACCGGGTAGATCCCTGTTGTGGTCATGCGCTCATCGAATACCGGCACCACGAACGCCGTGTTATGGACGTCCAGGATCGTGCTGGTCCTGTAAAGGAACTGGCTCCACGTCTGCCATTGGTTCGGGCCCAGTTTCAGCTTAGCCTGTAATGATTTGTTAGCCGATCCGACGACCTCGGCCTTCAGCTTCGAGATGTGCCTCGCTCTGGCGTCAATTGCCGCCCTCACGAGCTCACTCTCATAGATTGCCCCGCCCCAGTTCGTAAAAACCGGGGAATAGGCCGTTAATGTTTGGAATAGTTTCCCCGCTTCCTCGGCCTTGTAACTTTTCCGAGCTTGTGCGGGACGGAAAATCTTGTCAAGGAGTGACATCCTTAACCTCCTCTGTCTCTGCTATCTGCTCGTTCTGGAGCTGATAACCAATCTCTGAATACCATTTCTGCCGCACGGTCAGCGCATCCAATAGGGCCGCCATCCCGTCGATGTGAGCCGACGGCTTCAGCTTCACCAGCTTACTGCGGCCCTTTTCGGTGCTGACTTTTAAGGCAGAGTTATAAAAGTGTACTTTCATCAGGTCATTGTCTCCGATGTGGATCCTGTTGTCCTTCAGGAGCCCTTCGGCTTCGACGATGACCGGATGCAAATTGAAGCCCTGGAACACGTCGTCCATGTGGAAGCCGTAAGCCTCCATTTCTTGGACGAGATACGCCGCACTATATCGGTCATATCCGACTTTCAGCGGGTAAATCTCGTATTCCTCGACCAATTGTCTAAACCAATTAAATACGTCCTTATAATCCACGATGTTGGATCCGGACGGCTGCAGCAGCCCTCTCTGGACGTAGATTTGATACGGAACGCCATCTGCTGCCTGTGCTTCCTCGATTCGCTCCGCTGGTAAAAAGAACTTAGCGAGCACGTAAAGCTCGCCGCCCTTCTCTATCACGACGCACGCCGCCGTTAAGTCGGTCGTTCTGGATAGGTCGAAGCCGCCAACGCAATAGCATCCCCGGAACTGCTCCGGATCCAAGGGGTCGCCAGTAGCCATGTCGATAACCTTGGAATCTAACCACGCAAGCGATGAGTTTTGCTTTAAGTTGCAGTACTTCGTTATAAATTCGGCGCGTTTACTGAGCGACCCCTCAGCGACTGCGATCTCCTCGAGCATATAGTCGACGGAGACCGAGCTCCCCAGATTCGGGTTGGCTTTCCGGAGCTCGTTGATGTCGTTCCATTTGTCAATGTCGTCGATCATGTAAAGGAACGGGAGCAGTTTCGTCTCTTTACTGTCGCCCAGTAAGAACCGAGTCGACCGCTTCAGCAGTTCGTCATAGATCGAGTCGTTTATATAGCCGGAAGTCGTGCAGCTGAGCAGAAGCCCCTCAGGTCGCGCACCCATTCCGGACTTCATGACCTCGTACTGCTTCAGCCCCGCATCGCCTTCCCATGATGCAACCTCGTCACAAATACAAAACGACGGGTTAAATCCGTCGCTTTTCTTTGCACTAAACGCTATTTTCTTAACGGTGCTGTTCGTCCCGGGGATCGCCAGATCACTCATTCTGTGGCGCGGGAGTTCAGCATCATCATGGATCTTCTTGTTATGCTCGTCCTTTTCGGACAGGATCTCTTTTAACTCCTGGTACTCCGGATCCAGCGTTACCATCTGCCAGATGTCGTTATATACCAGGTCCGCCTGATCCAGTTTCGGCGCCAGGCAAAACACCCGGGCTCCATAGCCTCCGCCCTGTCTCCACTCGTAGTCGCCAGCGGACGATGCAATTTTCGTCTTCCCGTTTTTTCTTCCGACTACCAGCAGCACTTCACGGAACTGCCTCCGCCCCTCTCCATCGACCAGACCGTAGACACAGGAGAAAAAAGCCTTCTGCCACGGTTCCAGCTGAAGAGGTCCGGGTGCCAGTGGGCCTTCAGTGTGAAAACAGTGCGTCTCGATCCAGTTGATCACGGCGTTCGCCTTCTTCTGGTCGAAGTAGAACCGCTTCTCCTGCAGCCCGTTGATGATATATTCATAGACCAGGGCGATCCACTTCCCTACGGTGTAGGTTTCGTCTTTTATGCCCTGGTAGTATTTCCAGATCCAATTATCTTTAGCCATTCTTCGTTCATTCCTTTACCAAGTCGGGCCATCCGGGGGCCATATCTCTCGCCTTATCCTCAAAATGGGGAGTACACACACCGGTCTATAGTTTCGGCGAAAAATTTTCCGACCAGGGGGGCTCACTTCGAAAAAACTTTTCCGTTTTCGTCAAAAAAATATCTCTGAGCCGCCGCCCGTGCGTCCCTTTTCTTTTGATTCACCTCGGACCACCGTCCTCTGTTGTCGTGGTAAATGTTGTGGCACTCACGGCACACGGCCTCGAGGTTGTCGAAGTTCATGGTGATCTCCGGCCGCTCGATCGTGACCGGATCCAGTTCGATCTTGTGATGAACTATCTCCGCTGGTTTGTAGATCCCTTTGCGTAAACAGTTCTCGCATAAGTAGTGCGCCCGCTTCATGTACTCG